TATAAATACCGTAAATTTTTATATATTGAAATATTAATTTAAAACTATTGAATACTATATAACAAATAAGAAAGTAAAGCATTTGTCAATATAGCGATACTTACGATTAAGACTAAAAATTGTGAGACGTGCAAGTGAAACCTGTGGTGTGGATCGAACACGTAGGATCAGTTGAATATTAATTATTGTGTCACTTTCCAGAAAATTTTTCTGTATAGTATTTGAATAATTTATGTTAATTTGGACGAGTTGGTATTAGCCCGTAAATATTTTGTTGATACTTTATTAAGCAAGTTACCGTAAATTATAAGCTTAATATTGATTTGAAATAAAGTAGTTGCGTAGTAGGGTATCTTCTTTCCATTGCGCATATATTTAATTAAGTAATTTTTGTTAAGACGATTGTTGATTTGAGTATAATTGAGATTATACACTAGTAGGTTCTTAAATTACTTACGTATTTTTGAAATGAATTTTATATTAAGTTTTACACTTTTAAGTTATAAAAGTGATGTCTGATCATTATTTTCATGATGTGATGATGGAGGATGACTCATATGATTTTTTTTATGATTATTGTGAAGAGCATCCTGAGATTATGCGTTCGGCCTATAGTGAACGTTGTTGTTTGTTTAGAAATAATGGGCCGAAGTTATATTTGGAAGTTGACGATTGCACTGCTATTTCTTCACTTGATTTATCAAGTGAGGAGGATAGTAATGATCAAGTGGATTCTGATTTAACTACTTATGATGGTAATGTAAGTTTTGATCAAGTCTTATTTAAGAGTCCCTTGAGTCATGATCATATGGAATCTACTCTTATTGAACGTTTGTATCGCCATACATTTGAATGTGGGGATGATACATTTCGTTCATTTTTCCCTTCTTTCAATTTTCATGCTGTTTTTAATGGACCTCGATGTGTAAGTTATAGGTACTTTGAAGAGAAAATTATTGGAGACTTTACTAGTACTTATTATTTTTTGCCGGTCTCTTGGAATCAGTGTTACAGTTCACGATCAATGGCATGTACACGGTATGATTATGACGGTATTGCTTCATTTATATCTAGTGCACCTATTGCTTCTCAGTGTAATGCTTTTGATTTGGACAAAATGGCTTATTTTAGGTTTACTACATTGCCTTTTTCATCATTGCAGTCCCAGTGTCTTAAAATCTTGATTAAAAATGAATGTGAAAGCGAATTGCCTCCTGGTTTAAATGTATCTTTGGATCAATTTGATTTGCTGATATATTTTGTTAAAAAGTTCCAAGATATGGTGAAGTCTAACCAGGATAATGATGATAGTATTTATGTTCCATTTAAATTATCTCCTTTTATTTATGATTTTCTTGTTAGATCTTTTTGTTCTTTGCAGCGATATTCATTTGTGCGACGTGGAGAAATGGTTGATGATGTTACTTCACAATGTGATTTGCATGGATATAAAAATTATAGTGGGCCTTCTAGAACTAGGAACGATATAATTGCAATGTGTCCAGTACAATCAGTTGATGATGTTGTTGATGTACGTAATCATTCATGTTTGTCAAAAGATATTTATAGTTTAGGCGTTGGCATTGAAGATAAGTGTTGTTACTCATTTAAATCAGTGCATAGTGATCTTTTGGAAAAACATTGTATTGAGTTGCGTGAGTGGGAGAATTTTGGAATGACGCTCTCACGTTTCGATGGAAGTGAATATAAAAATTTGCTATTAAATTTTTATCGAATGTGTGTGAGTGGTTATTTGCATGGTACTTTAACACAACAGCAACGTAAGGATTATCAATGTCGTTATCGTGCAATTATTAAACATTTTGTTCGAAATAATCGATCTGGTGTTATAGCTAATTTCTCTGAACTTTTTTGTTTACCACCGTTTTTGAATTCTTTGAACAGTGCAGCTTTATTAACCGAACAAAATCATTTGTTAATGTATTTGCTTAATAGGGTTGACAATGTGCCGCGTACGGACACTAGGAGTGGTACATATGCCAATGTTGTTGATGCACAATGTAGGTTTGATGAAGATGTTGATTGTTTTGATCGCACATACGTTCCTGTGGAAGGAGTATTTGATGACATTTCGAAGTTGTCAAAAACTCTAACTACTGAGTCTCAAGATTTTTCTTCTTTTGTTTCGTCTTTTAAAACTTTCTCTGATAAAATGCCATCAGGTGGTGAGCTTGATCATATGTTAGCACGAATTACTGATTTAGTTGATACGATAAAACCAAGTTTGGATGTATTGACGCGTACAATGGGTGAAGGTGTTGACAAATTTTCAAATATTGCTGCCGATGTTTTGAAATTTAAAGAGGATGCTATTTCAATTACTATTTTCTTGTTAATAATTTCTATAGTTTCGTCATTGGGTTATAAAAAGATTTCTTTAATTTCGCTTATTCTTTTATTGTTGAGTCGTTTGCCTATTTTTGGAACATTGCAAAAAGCTTGGCATTTTGTTTGTTCTAAGAAGGATTGCGAAGAACTAGAAACAGTTCCTATTGAGGGTTTCGATGTATTGGAAGCCCATTATTTACCTATTATTTCTCGTTTTATCTTAACTTTTTTGTATATAAGTGTATTGAAGATGTACCCGGCAAAAGATGGTATTGATGGCTTTATGCGCCGTATTGCTAATGTTCCACGTGCAATAGATGGTTTTGGTAAGATGCAAGAATATTTTACCAAAATCTTTGATTTTGCATTGGAGGAAGTTAAAATTAAATATGGATGTTTGCAGGATAATGCACGTATGTCAGATTATTCAATGTTCACTCGTTTAAATAAATGGGTGAAAAGCTCAACTGAGGTGTTACAACGACCCAATTCTGATCGTACTGATATTATTTTATTGAAGAAGTACAACGAAGATATTGGGAGATGTTATGCTGAAGGTTTAGATTTATATCAAATGCATTTTTCTGTGAGTAATAAGTCATTGATTCAATCATATTTGACAAAGTTGGAGAAGATTAAGCATAGCTTAATAATCGAACCTGTTGGTGGTGGTCCCCGGTTGGAACCGTTTACCATCTACTTTCAGGGAGATTCAGGTGTTGGTAAATCACAACTTTTAAACCACTTAATGCCAATAATTTTGAAGAGCTTGAATATTCCAAAAGAGAAACAAAATATGTCTAATGTATATACTCAGAATCCTCGTAAAAAATTTGTTGATGGATATAGGGCACAGGATGTTTTTGTTTGTGATGAAGCATTTTGTGGTGTGGATTCGGAGCAGGTGCCAAATGAGGAATATCAAAATGTATTGTCTTATTGTAATAATTTTGCGTTTATGTTAGATGGTGCCGCATTGGATGAGAAGAACAATTTTTTCGTTTCAAAGGTGCTTGTTTACAATGGCAATACCCGTCGTATATATGATAAAATAAAATCTCTTTGGAATCCTGAAGCAATATGTCGCCGTTTGAATGGTGGAATTGTGGTTCGAGTTTTAATTAAACCTGAATATCGTCGATATATTTCGAAAGCAGAACATCGTGATCCAGAAAATAAATTGCATGCAACATTTCATACCTTGGATAGTAAACGGTGTCAATATATATTGCCACCGTCAAAGATACCATGGGATGATTATGCGGCCTCAGAACCACTCCCATCCGAAGACGTACTTGCAGGATGTGAGAAGCTCTCTTTTAAGAAGCTTGATGGTACTGTGGACGATGCCGTACGAAAATTTAACCCGCATGTATATTTTTTCCAGTTGTATGATATTGTAACTGAAAAGAAAAAAGGGAGGCCGCTGGATTATTTTGACTTTTGTAAATTTATGTCAGATGAAATAAAAGCTCATGAAGCAAGTGGTTATGATATGCTTAGTGAGCTTCCGCGAAAGTTTGAGCAACCATTGGAAAATTTATTAGATAGGGAAGAAAGATATGTTCCTGTTCAGAGCATAGATGATTCTTTAGCTGAGAGATTTTTGAATGGTAGTGAGGCTGATAAGGAAAAAATTTTGAGCGAATTGAGTGTTGATGAAATTGATGAATTGTTAAATTATAAATTTCAGTCTCCAGTTAGTTCGGTCAAGATTGATCGTGTGCAAATGTATAAGGATAATTTGGCAAGGTCCATTTCAAGTATACAAGCGTGGTTGAAAGAAATTTGGAATAAAACACCATGGTTTTCGGTTTTGCAAACTGCGACTGCCGTAATGGGTTTAGCAGGTGCAATTTATAATATAATACAGTCACGAAAAATATTAAGTTTGGATTTTGCATCAAATGCGCAAGGTGAGAGTGGTACTTCATCAAATACAAGTAAGGGTGCAGTGAAGGTTACGTATAAAGTAGCTTCTGCTGACGCCAGCGCTGATTCTTTGGTGAGTATGACATTACCTCGTAATACTTATAGTTTGCTTATTCCAGGCGACGATGGTCCTCGTTTTCAAACAAATGTTTTGATGATTTCACATAAGATGATGTTGATGAATTACCATATCTTCTCAAAGATACGTTCGTATCATAGGGAATGGTTACTGAAGGACGATGATATTATTAAGTTAATTCGTCCATTAGTTGATCGAGAATTGTCTAATGTGGCCTCAACTATGTGTTTTACTGTGAAGCATTTGTTGGATGCTGGCAATCACACCTTTTTGGATAATGAATACAATAATGACCGTACATATTATTTTAATGATAAACCTTATGTGTTGAAAGGTCATAAAGATGCTGTTTTGGTTTATATGCACGGAAAGGGTGTAAAGGGTGCGACTGTTTGTGGAGATGTTATTAAACATTTCATTAAGCGTGAGGATCTCATCCATGTCACTCGTAATGAAAATATGTGGTTGGTCACAAACAGATATAAACCGGATAGTCATGTTGTATCTCATATTCCCTTACAAATGAAATTTGTTTATAATTTGGTGAAGGATCCAATGTCGGACTTAATATCTAAAGGATGTTATAAAACTGGTGTTGAATATTTTTTGCTGCGATCGCGTTATGAATACAATGGTATGACTCAGCGTGGAGATTGTGGTGGTGCTGTTGTAATTTGTAATTCTGGTCTTACTGGAAAAATTATTGGAATTCATGCTGCTGGGGAGACTTATGCTCATGAACGTTGTGTTGGCAGTAGTGCTGTTGCGATTTCACGAGAAGATTTAGAAGAAGCAATTGCTAAAATACCCAATTGTGTTTCTGCTGGTATTCGTGATGAGCGTCGTGAAGCAATAGTTGTACCAGTTGAAAATGGTAATTTGCCTTCTCCGAATTTTGATTTATTAGGTTATTTACGAAATCCGGAGACTGGTGAAGTTCAATCTTTGCCATGTCCTCAGCAAACAAAGTGGATTCCATCTGTTTTTGAGAGAAATAGAGGGATGATGCCTGGGCTCTTTGAGAAACGAAAATGTCCTGCGAAGTTGCATGTGTCAAAAGATGATGATCCACTATTGAAAGGTTTAAAAAAATGTGATGGTGGTTCTTTTTTCATTGATCCACATTTTTTGCAAGTTGCGGGTCATGATGTTTTGCAGCAGATTATAGCCTCACAAGATCGAGGTGGATGGATAAAACCAGTTAACCCTATCCTGACTTTTGAGGAGTCTGTTCAAGGAGTGGAAGGAAATGATTACATTCGTAGTATTAACGCTAAGTCCAGTCCTGGTTTTCCTTATTGTTTGCAGAAAAGGCCTAATGGCAAGCGTTATTGGGTAGGTGAGGATTTACAATTGGATGGACCTGGTATTAACGAACTCCGGGACGATGTTGAAACTATGAAGGAAGTGTGTAAAACTGAAATTCCATACGTGGTTTTTATTGATACGTTGAAAGATGAAACTCGTGATATGGAGAATGGATTACCTAAGAAAACTCGAGTTTTTTCAGCCGGGCCAATGCATTTTATCGTATTGTTTCGTCAATATTTTGCTCAGTTTGCTGCAGCGATGATGAGTGGTAGGATAGAAAATTCTAGTGGAGTGGGGATTAATCCTTATTCTATGGAATGGCATAAACTGGCAACATTGTTAACAGCGAAGGGGCCATGTGCAACTGGTATTGATTTTGTCAATTATGATGGCTCATTAAATATTCAAATATTGGAATATTTAATTGAGTTAATTAATTCTTGGTACACTTTTACTTTTGGCGAAAACAAGGAGCATAATACGATTCGAATGAATTTATTTATGTGTTTGTCGCGTTCAATACATTTGTGCCGCAATACCTTTTATGTATGGTTACGATCTCAACCTTCTGGAAATCCTTTTACGACAATTATTAATACTGTGTATACGTTGATAGTTGTTCGTTTGGCCTTTTTATATCAAGTGCCTGAGGATTTGTGGGATTTAAAGATTTTTAACTTGTTGGTATACCTGGCTGCATATGGTGATGATTTGGTAATCAATTATGCGAAACAATTCCATCAGTATTTTCGTTTTGAAAATTTGCGTCGTGCTCTTGTTACATTGGGGCACGATATTAAGGAAGAGAGTAAAACAGATGTAGTTCACGAATTTCGCACTTTGTCAGAAGTACGGTTTTTGAAGCGTGCTTTTGAATATGATGACCTTAATGCTCGTTATTTAGGACCTCTCTTGGATAGTACTATAGAGGAAATGATATTGTGGGTACAAAAAGGGAAAAATCTTGGCAAGAAAACAGCGGATAATTTGAATTTTGCCTTGATGGAAGCTTCGCTTCACCCTAAACAATATTACAATTCCTTTGTGAATGTAGTCTATCCCGGCTTGTCTTTGCTGGATCCATTGGATCTTTTTCCATTATTACCATGGTGGCAGCAACGAGAAGTTGTTTTGAAAGAAAACTTTAATCTTATTTAAATTCGCACTTGGGTGCCGTTTTGTTCTACGTAAATGAACAAATTGTGCTTTGCGTGCATTGCACTCTTATTCTTATTTCTATTTTCTAATGGATGAACAAATTAATAATGAAATACAACAAAATATAACTTTTAATCGTGTTGGTTTAACCCAGCACTCTTCTTTATTACCTTCTGGAGTATCTTTAACTAAATTTGCTGAGGGACAAATGTTAAATGCGCAACAACAGGAGTTGGTTAGTTTTTTACAGCGTCCGGTTGAAATTTTTAATGGAAACTGGACAACTGATCAAGCTCCGTTTACTGATATTATCCCCGGTGGTTTGGAATTTCCTACTACTCTATTTTCTAAGAAAATGTATCGTGAAAAGATAGATGGGTTTCTTGGGTTTCGGGCCAAATTGCATATTGTTGCTTTATTTTCGGCTAATAAGTATTTGCAGGGGTTGGGGAGACTCACTCTTATGCCGATTGCGTCGCAAATCCCTGAAAAAGCAGATATGGTCCTTGCTAGCAAGGCTGGTTTCACTTCTTTGCCTGGAATTGATATTGACGTTTTAGAAGGGACTGAAATGGAGGCTTCTGTTGAGTATGTTAATAGCAATGTATATTATAATATTCCTAATGGATCTGGTACTTATGGTAATATATATTTGCGACCTTTATTACAGTTGCGTTCTGGTAATTCAACTGATTCCGTATCCATTAAACTTATGGCATATTTTTCAGATATTTCTATTCAAGTACCTACTGGTGCTCCTCCCATTGTGCCAGTTGAGTCTGAAGTTGATGATGCACATTCAGAGACTCTTCTTTCTACTGTAACCGATATTAAACCTTCTGGACTCTTGAAAATAGGTTCAAAAGTTTTGGCTGGTGTTGGTTATTGTAAACCCCCCAATTTGGCGTCTATTAATAAAAATTATTTGAATTCGTCAATGTGTATGAACAATATTGATGGTGAAGTTACTCAACATTCTATGGCTGCTTCGCATGCTAATCTTTTAAAGGAGTTACCAGGTGATGTAGGTGCAGGATATGATGAATTAATGATCAGTAATCTTGTGTCTGTGCCATGTTATTATTCAACTTTTTCCGTCAGTATTAATAATAAAGTCGGAGATATTGTTTTTTTTGATGATGTCCACCCTTGTAAGTTTATTCCTTTAAACACTGGAATTTATGAGTCTACTATGGTAGGTTATGTTTCTTCTTGTTTTTCTTTGTGGTGTGGTTCTATGAAGTATTCTTTCACTTTTGCTCCAACTGAAGCTCATAATTTATCTGTACAATTCACATTTATTCCTGGCTTTTATTCTAGTCAATTAGTTAATGGACAGTTACCTGATGATGTTGATATATCAAAATGTATCCGTCAAACATTTCAAATTGGTAAGCAAAATAATTGTGAGATTCCAGTTGATTTTGTGAATACGAGACCGCAACTTAATATTGTGTCTGAATATAGTAATGTTTCACCGATTGTTCCACCAACTGTGTATAGCACTGGGTTGCTCTTAGTAACAGTTTTTAATGAACTGAGACGACCGAGTAGTTTGGTTGCTAATCAAGTGGATTGTTTGGTGAGGATTTCCGGTGGTCGAGATTTGAAATTATCATGTCCTACAGCTCCTTCTTTTTATCCATACCGGCCTGTACCAGCAATTGTCCCGGTTGAGTCGTTTGCCGATCGTGAATCGTTGGCTCGTGACGATCGTCAAATGCAGGAACTACATACTATGCCTATTGTGGTAAAGTCAGCTGATCCTCGTGAAACAACTGTTGGTGAACTTATTCTATCATTGCGTGAGTTACTAAAACGTGATGGTGTTTATGTTCGTCAACCAATTACAAATCAAATTTGTCAACTTTCACCTTTTGATTGGCAAAAACCGTCTACAATTGTTAATCAAGCGCAAACTTTTGATTACCTTGATTATTTTTCTTATCTTTTTGCGTTTGTGCGTGGTAGTGTGAATTTGCGGTTTATTTATGATGGAATAACACTGTATAATTCTTTATTGGAAACAATTCTTGTAAATTCTGTGTCTACAGTGTATCCTCAAGTATTGTCTCGTTTCCAGAATTTGGATATTACTTCAATTCCTCCTTCTTTGTTATCTACTCCTTTGAGTAGGATATTTACATTTTTTTTGTTGGAACCAACTCCAAGTTTTCGTGTTCCTTATTATAATTCGAGTTATTTCAATCCAGCACAAACAGCCGAACAAACATTTGCTAGTACAATTCAAGGTTTGTATCCCTTACCAATATTGTATGCTAAAACAAATGTTAGTGACGGTGTTAATCTTACAGTTATGCGTTCTGCTGCTGATGATTTTTCT